GTTTCCCAGTCACGATCAAAAGGTGTGGATTGGTTGCTCATATTGGGACGCAAAGAACAACATAGAAGGTATGATGGAAATGGCATACATGAAGTTTCCCGATCCTGATTATGAGTGGACTCTACAATCAGCGCGTGATTTTGCTGTCGAGGTTTCATATGATGGAGAATGTTATGGGAGCAACCAATGAGACCAACCCAATCACAGATAGACCAAGCCACACAAGACTACCTACGCAGACAGGCCAACACGTTTGCAGAGTGTGCGTTGAATCTAATGGTCTCAACTGTTGGCATACCGCGCACGATAAAATGGCTTGAAAAACAGATTGACATATTGAAAGAGTTTGGGTAGGTTAGGTTATTAACAGGAGAATACGAAATGAGTGGATATACAAAAGGTCCGTGGTTTGTCGATAAAACACTAAAAGCAGCTATCAACGCAGGTTCGAAGCATATCGCAATGGTGAATTATTACGCCTCGAAAGAGCAAGAAACGAATGTTTCCGGCGAAGAACACGATGCGAATGTTCAACTTATAGTCACCGCCCCTGAATTGCTGGAAGCGCTGGAAGCGCTAGTAAAGTACAATGAGACAGGGGAGTGGCCTAATCTTGATCCTGTTTGTACCGCTAAACGTGCTATCTCCAAAGCGCGGGGAGGTGTGGTGTGAGTAATTTCGATCACTACGAAGAATACAACCAAACAGACGATTTATTAGATGAGATAGAAAGACTTCAAGTTCTAAACTCTGAATTATTTGAAGCTTTAGAGTTTTCCACAAGTTGCCTAGAGTGGGGGTGCAGTAATTCAGGTAAAGGTATAGCTATATCTATGGCGCGTGATGTTATTATTAGGCATACGCACAACTAAACCCACGCCATACTCACACGCGCCCGTTTCATGATTGGCTCCAAAGCGTAACGCAATGCATCAATCCAATGGTTATGCGCGTCAACTGGTACGTCTAGGATGTCACCGCTAAGACGGTCAATTTTCCATGAGTATGTGTTAAACTCGTCTAGTGTTTTCTTGCATCGCGGGTGTATAATAATTCGTCGGAATGATCTGATGAACTGGATACCGTCCTCAACGCTTCCCTTTCCTTTTTTAGCGCCTTCAATGCGCGTCATACCTTTACGGCGAACATGGCTAATCATTGAAGGCTGCGCACTATCTGCGCGGGTGACAAATCTATTCCAATCATCGCACGGTATGTGCTTTATAACGTCATCGAGTTCAATCCCAACATCGCCGGATTCGTGGCTAATGTACAGACATTCATCATGTATATAAGCGCGGATCATCGCAGTAGGGTCTTGCGAATATCCCCAGTCTAGCCCTTGATACGGCCCATCCCACCCGTCGGCGGGTTCAAATGACTTGCATTCGTATTTCCCGTGGAACACTTGCGCCTTGGAGTTCTTTAAGTATGCGCCTTCCCATATATGCGCATATGTGGCAGGGTCAAACACCTCGCGGTCACGTTGACGCAGTGTTTCTAGTCCGGCAGGGAAAAACGGGTTGTCAGTGTAATTTATGTCCGTGACAATTGACTTAGGCGCTTTGTTCTTTACAAACCGCGTGTCAACTGGGCTGTTTTCCTTGCGAGGGTTATAGACTGCCCATAGTTCGGACTTAGGCTGACGAAAGATGGTTGCTTCAAGGTTAACCCATGATTGCTCCGGTATGTCCTCGCCTTCTTCCACAATCGTCAGGTCGATCTTTGCCAGTGACTTAATGGATTGCGGGTTGCGGTCCAGTCCTTTGAATATGAACTGTGTACCGTTCTTGCCAGTGATTGATTCCTTGGTGACTGTGTAATGATCCGCAAGCCACGGATACAGGTCAAGCGCTGTGGTTAGCTCCGCATAGAAACTGTCACGGATTGAGTTTTGGAACTGCCTCACACACAAGATGCGCAATGGTTCGATAAAACCCCACACAAGCGCAACGGTAGCAGCACCAACTGATTTACCAGACCCACGACCGCCTTTAGCCACGCGGTACTGATATGCACCACGCGGCGGACCAAATGTGTCTAGTATTTTCTGGGGTAGTTTTACATCAACCTGCATTGGTGGATGTATAGCATGTGTGTATGGAAGGCGCTAGTTAGGCGGGTGCAAGTCTAGATATTTCATAAGGTACAGCTCCTCCAAGCCTTCTATTGTTGCAAGAAAACGGTCAAGGTCAGATCGAAGATCGAAGGCTCTTTTAATCCATTCTTCACTCATTGCATCTTCAAAAGTCAGTGAATTTTCATACCACAAAGCTATGACGTCGTTATGCCATTGCGTCCTATGATTTATCCTGCTTTCAATTTCTTCGTCCAGCAAAGGGCTACCCATAACAGACCAGTACGCTCTATGCCTATTAACCATTACGCGGCGTAATGGTTGGCAGACCAGACTTCCGCTTCATATTCGTTAATATGACTGCGTGACATGATTGTCTGAATTTTCTGTTCACCTTTAACCCAAAAATAAGTGAAATAAGTTTTAAAAGGATGTGCAACACGTGACCCACCGTGCGCTTTAACGAAGTCGGAAACCTCGCCTACATTGTCAAAAACAAATTCGTCTGTTGCAATTAGGTCAGCCATGTTATTCACTCCTGTTTTGTTGATCCCACAATATCACAACGAAAACACAAGTCAACAGAAAAAATGAAAAAAGTCAATCCTCGTAAAGTTCGAACCTATCCGCATAAATTGCATTGGAAAATTCCGCGTCAAGAGGTGTGCATTTATTTATAAAGTCTGCAATGTATTTAGACTGTTCCCTACTCAAGGTATTACCGTTAACTTGATGAGCAAACAACAAAGCCGCAATATTCACCTTAGTTTCTTCATCTTCCATTATATACCCCTATTCCTCATTTTAAGCCACGGGCAGCGCGTTTCTATTCTTTTTCATCTTCGAATACACCAGCCACCACTAACCGCACTGTGGAGGGCTGTGACGCGCTGCCATCGCTGCTTGTGTTGTCAACGCGCTGTTGGGGTTTCCCGTCCTCACGCTCGATGGCAGTGTGAATAAGTCTTAGAACGTCAGATTTGATATGTCCAAGAATGCGCGCCTCATCTTCTGTCATATCTTTTTCAAGCGCGGCCAGCATACGTTCTTCAATAGCAAACGCCTTGTCACGGTTAGCCTTACGTTTAGCCGCCTGTTCAGATGTCAAACCGCCGGGATTGCCAGACTGACCCGGCTCCCATTGTGCATCCTTTGGTGGCTTCTTATATCCGACTTCGTTATCAGACATCGATTAACCTTTTATCATTTCGTCGTGAAATTTCCAAGCCTTACAGCAAAGACATTCAGGCTCATAATCTGGGCACCTTTTACCGAAAATTCGCCTTGTGTAAATCCAAGAGACCAAAATATCGATCATTATTCAAATCCTTGCTTTCAGCGATCTTAATAAGTTACGTGAAAATAACTAAATCCGGGGTCATTTTCTCGCGTAATTACAGTATCAACACCATTTATATCACTCATCCTCATCATACCGCATATACCCTTCAAGCGGGTCTTCGTTGTTAAGCGACTGCTCGTCTAGATATTCTTCAAGCAATATCTCGCCAAACGATTCAAGCTCATAGATGATGTCACCATCATAAATCCGCGTTGATATTAACCCTTCACGGTGGCATTCGTCAATAAGAGCCTTGGCATTTGTTACAGCAATAACCGGATCGTCGGTGCCATTGAATAGATTATGACTGTCGGCGCGTGATTTTGCTTTGTAACCGATAATCTCGGCAATTTTAATCTTATTCTGCGATGGCCCGTTGTTCCAAACAATGCAGCCATGTTCGTAAAGGTGGTTAAGCAATCGCCCCTTGTCCTTGGCGATGTCTTTCTTTTCGCCTTTCCAGTCCGGCCATATGCCGTTAGACGCAGCGTATCGGTTGGCCTCTTGGTGCTCTTCCGTAATGGCATCTAATAGCGCTTGTTCGGTCCAGTATTTTGCTGAGTATTTATCCATGAGTTGTTACTAGCTTGTTTGAGGGGTGGTGTCAAGAATAGCGCGGCCTAGATTTTCAACGATTACTGGATCGACCGCGTTGCCAAATCCCTTTAGTCCAGATTGCACCACTCGTGTGGGAACCCCATCATGCCGTTCACACACAAAAGGCACGGGACCCCTTTGAACATGTGTGACAAGAGTATCTGCTTCCCTATGCGCTTCCGGCGCTGGATTGATGGCATTGATATATCCCCACGGCTTCGATTGTCTGATGCTAGAGGGGTAGGCAATAATCCAAACCCTTTCGCGCTTGTGTGGAGCGCCAACGGCTTCCGCTGATATGCACTCCCACTCCGCATCATACCCGATTTGGGCCAAGCTTCCGAGTATCTGGCTAAACCATTCCCCGTTTTCTCCACTAAGCAGATTTGGGCTGTTCTCCACGATAACGAAGGAAGGTCGAATTTCGCCAATAAGCCTTGTATATTCCGACCATAAGCCCGATCTTTCGCCTGCAAGCCCTGCCCCGCGTCCGCTTGATGAGATGTCCTGACATGGGAATCCTCCCACAATAACGTCGATTTTGGTAATTCCGTCTCGTCCCAAAGTGTCTGCTGTGAGTTCTCTAATGTCATTATATCGCGGCACCTCCGGCCAGTGTTTCGCCAATACACGGCGGGGAAATTCTTCAATCTCGCAAAATGCAACCGTTTCGAAGCCGCCTGTACGCTCTAGGCCCAATGAGAACCCGCCAATTCCGCTAAACAGATCAAGCACCTTTAATTTATCTTTCATTCCACATGCTCCTCTATGCGGGAGACGATGTCGAGCGCTTTAGGGAACGCGCCTTTTACGCGACCGTCTGCATATCGGCGGCAACCATCATTGAAGTAAAATAAGCCCCTTACGGTTGTGCCATCACACTCGACACGCTTGCCTTCGCGCGTCATGAACTCGCAGCCCAAATCATCAGGTGTCAGGAGAATATCAGTCATGAATAGCCTCATATTGATCAATCATGTCTTGAATGGCGGCGCGGCCTTCGTCGGAAAGCTGACCAGCGTTGTATTGGCATTCCCAAAACGCAAAGCCTTGCGGCGTTTCTTCAGCGTCAAACGGGTAGATGCTGCCGAAACGGCCATAATCTATAACAACATGCGCTCTAACTGGCTCAAACCCCATCCGCTCGAATTCTTCCCGCGTGTACTTATGGGGGGCGGGAGTTGGCTCTTGAGCGGCGTTAAGCTCACGAAGATAGGCCATGTTCTCGCTTGGTTCGCGCATTGCTTATATTGCAGCGCGGGTTTGATCGTAGTGCCACGGTTGCGGATTAATATGCGTACCATCGTATTCGTTTATCGCCCTTGCTACTCGTTCTATCATCTCACTCATTTTCTAAAAACTCCGCAATCTGGTTTAGTGTGTGCGCGGCTTCTCTTAAAGTGGAAGCATCATAACGCCTATTAGCTGGCAACCATATCGACACGCCTTCATCGTTTACATTGTCGATCTCAACAATCCCATATTTACCCGCTACAAGTTCCCGTTTGGTTACTTCACGGATTGGTTCGCAAGAAACAACCTCCCATGCGGTCCCGCGTAAAAATGCGCAACTTGGAATGTTAACAATAATTTTACTACCCTCATCATCAACAATGCAACCAACATAATCACACTCATAAACCTTACCGCGTGTTAGGTAATTAGGTACGTATTCTGCATTTTCTGGTACTCGTATTTTCATTTTGTTTTATCCTATCTGTGAGGCATAGAATACGTTTCTATAACTCATTAACCAATAGCGTTTAATTCATCGCCTGTCAACGTCATTTCCGTAATACCTAGCGCCTTTGCGTTTTTGGCGGCGTTCAGGATGTTTTCTGGTATGTATAGTCGTTCCATCTTACGCCATACCATAAGGTCGTAATTAGACCATATCCCATCACCGTCTTTAAAAATCTTTTCCGCTTCTAATCGTGTCGGTTTACGTCTATTGAAAAATCCAATAGGTTTGTCTCTAATTGTGGCAATCTCATCTTCGTATTTCGCTTTGAATTTAGTCTCTATGCTGTCAATTGTGGCTTGCGCCATATCTATAACATCATCAACTTTTAATTTTACATGTGCCATATCTTAGCTCTCCTTTAACCCACCAATAACACGCCATTCGCAGGGTGTCAACTGCTAAATATCGCTTATTTACTATATGAACGGATATATGGTCAATTACTAACCCTTTTAAATCGATTTAAACCCTTAATTCCCTAAGGTAAGGTTATAAGAGATAGTTAAATAGTAGTTTTTAATTTTTTTAATTCTCTCTCATTATCAAAACAGGCTTTAGGTATATCTCTATATCTCTATAATGTCTCTTATGTATTAGTGTCTATTAGGCACTATTCGACTAAGCGACTAAAAACGTCCTTAACTTATTGATTATAAACAACAATAACGGATATACGTTTTTTCGGGTTTACTAACCGATATGGGTTGACACGGCGAAAATAGCGTGTTATTACCCTAAAAGCGCAAAATCAGGAGAAAATATGCACCATATTGATTTTTGGGAGGCGGGTTACCGCGTGTTTCCGCTATACGGTAAATATGGCAGTGACGGACTTCCGCTGCCGGATAAAGAACAATTCAAAAAACCGCGCGCTTCAGGTTATCAACATTCACCAGTCTGGTCTGATGAACAGTTTGACCTAATGGAGAAAACAGATCAATTCGATACAGGCTACGGCGTTTTATGTCATGGCTTGCTCGTTGTTGATATTGATGCGCGTAATGGCGGAATAGAATCATGGGATGAAATTAAAGACATTGTTGGCGAAGCTGGCTTAGAAGTTGCTACCGGATCGGGTGGTGGTTCGCGTCACTTGTATTTCAAAGCGCCGGAAGGTGTTGCTCTGGTATCACATGTGAAGGATTTGAAGGGGATTGATTTCAAGGCCAGCGGCTTCATTGTGGGGCCGGGGTCGCTTCATGCGTCCGGTTCACGTTACACGATTATTGACGGTTCGATTGATGCTATTTCAGACGCGCCCGCATCTTTGATAGACCTGCTACGTAAGCCGGAGCGCCATAGAGCATCATATAATGGCGATGTTATGGATGTATCACACGAAGATATAAAAGACATGTTGTCTAACGTGTCACCTGATTGCGACCATGAAACATGGATACAGTGCGGTATGGCGGCACATGAGGCCAGTCAAGGTACGGCGTTTGATGTGTGGGACGATTGGTCCGCAAAGGGCGCATCTTATCCGGGAACGTCAGAATTGGAAAAAAGGTGGCACTCGTTCGGCAAGTCGTCCAATCCCGTGACAATCGGTACGCTTATATACCACGCGGAGCAAGGTGGATGGAAGCAGTCGGTTACGTTTGAAACCGACACGGATTTTGGCGATCATTCGTCGGCGGACCCGCTGGACATATCCCATATTGATTTACTGCGACCGCCGGGCCTTGTGGGTGAGGTCAAACAATGGATTGATGACCAGTGCCGCTATCCACGTGAACACTTGTCAACGGCGGCAGCTTTGGTAGCGGTAGGGAACGTTATTGGATTGCGCTATACCGACGATATAGACGGGGCTACGGGCAATCTTTTTGCATTTGGCGTTGCAGATAGCGCAAGTGGTAAGGAAGCCGTTCTACAGGCTTGTCAGGCGTTAATGGTGTCGGCGGGCATTAGCGCGGCAACACACGGAATGCAGAAGTCACAGCAAGAGGTCATGCGCAACCTGATACGTCATCAAGCGGCATACTATTTGATTGATGAATTTGGAATTGAGTTGAAGAAAGTTGTTAATGCGCAAAAACGCGGATCGGCTGCATATCTTGAAGGGCTTATTGGTGCATTGATGTCAGCATATTCAAAAGCTGACGGAAAGCTACTGTTGTCCGGCGATGTAAAAGAGGATGTGCGCAAGGCGATGATACAGGAAAAATCGGGACATGATAAAGCCGTTGAAAACAACGAGGATAAAACCGGAATACGTGCGCGTAAATCCGAACGACTTGAAAAGCAATTAGTGGAATTGGATCAAGGACTAGATAAACCGTTTTTATCTATGATCGGGTTTACCACGCCATCCACGTTTGATGAGATTATTGACGAGGAACAAGCCACGTCTGGATTCTTGGGACGCGCTTTACTGGTGCGTGAGCATGAAAGCAACCCGCGCCCGAAAAGACCGTTTAAGAAACGTAAAATGCCAGAAGGGTTGGAACTGCGTTTACATACGTTGTTTCATGGCGGCGAATATGATGCACAAAACGACCGTGTTGAGTATCACGGTGAACGAATTTCTATAAGTACCACAGAAGATGCAAAGGCGGCATTAGATGCAGCTCTGGACTGGACTATGGAATATGCAGAGACGCAGAAAGAGCGGTCTGGTTTGGAACCTGTTGTCAGGCGAGGCTATGAAATGGTCGCAAAGGTTAGTTTGGTATTGGCAGCTGCTGAAGGTGTTAGAACGCTGGAGCATGTCCGCTGGTCTTACGCATTGGTTCGGCGTGATGTTGACGAAAAGCTGCGTTTGGTTATGAGCAATGACAAGACGCATGGCGCGGATAAAAACCTTATGGCTAAGATAACAAAGATTATATCGAAAGATCACGGTGAGACCATCGGTGTGATTAGAAATCGGTTGCGCTCATATAAACCGGATGATGTGCAGAAGGCGCTTGACAAAATGATTGAAGGCGGTGCTGTTATCAAAAAAGAGGCTCCAGCAGGAAAAGGTAAAAAGACAGAAAGATATTATTTTACGGGTTGACGGGTATTGAAAAGGGTGCTATTGGTGCCGGGTAAAGGAGAAATACAATGAAATTTGAATATGAAAATAAGGAACGCGACGACGAGTGTGTGGCTTATATTGATATTGATGGTGACTTGATTGTAAAAAGAGATCAAAGCGCTTTTCTTATCCATAGCGACATTAGTGGTTCCGATGATTCATGGCCTTGGTCGCCGGAGACTGATGCCACCCACAAATTCTACCCCGGCGACAAAATAACAATAACATTTTAAGGAATAGGAGAAAACAAAATGGCAACATGTAAAAAGGTTGGTGAACCTAAATACGTATGCACAGAGGAGAACACATGAGTATTCTAGAAGGCGCGTTAACTAGCGCCAAGGGTAAGGACCCTTTGATTATGACTATCTGCGGCGATGCGGGTAGCGGCAAGACAAGCCTCGCGGCAACGTTTCCAAATGCGTTTATTATTCGAACGCAGGGAGAGGCTATGCCACGGGATATTAACGACGATAATGCTCCAGTAGGTCTTGCGCCAATTGGCGGCAAACGCATCAAACAAGGCGATACTGATATATGGGATGAGTCAGAGTTGTTCGATCAGCTTATGGCTTTATTGCGTGATGAACACCAATATAAAACATTGATTGTTGATAGCGTCACAGGCATTGAAAACTTGTTCGTCACGAATATCATTGACGTACAACCAACTAAGCAAAAGACTATGAATGCGGCTGGATCGGGCTTTGGTTCGGCGTGGGATATTGTCGCGGGTAAGCATGGCCGGATTAAAAAAGCGGCTGAATTACTGCGTGATCGTAAGGGTATGAATATTATCTTTATTGCGCATGTTGACGTAAACCGAATTGACCCGCCAGAGAGTGAGGCATATACACGGTATGAGCTTCAACTACACAAAAAGACTGCGCCTATTTACATCAATAACGTTGATGTTGTGGGCTGTTTGAAACAAGAAACATTCATAATGGAAGGTGGAAAGGCAAAAACATCTGGAGAGCGCGTATTGTCGGTTGCAATGACTCCGGCAAACGTAAGTAAAAACCGCCTTGGAATAACAAGTGATATTCCAGTTAAAAAAGGCGAAAACCCATTTAAGGAGTTCATATAACATGGGATTTTGGTATTTAGATGACGGTTCAACCGTCGAAGGAACTACTGAATATGAAGCGCCTAGTGGTGATATTACACCAATGCCGGATAATACCGATGTCATGGCTTATATCGATGAGATTAAGTACGATGACAAAGACGGTGCGGAATATATTTCTGCGCGTTGGCGCGTTGCTAAACCGGAAGCTTATAAGAACCGCGTAGTTTTTCAGAAGCTTTGGGTTTTCGGTAATAACCCTAGTCAAAAGGATAGCGAAAAGCGCAAGAAGCAAGGAGACAACGCAAAGCGTATGCTTGCTGCAATTGATGCCAACGCTGGCGGTGAACTTATGAAGGTGTCCGGTAAACCATCTGATGAAGATTTGCAGCGCTGCCTAATGAACAAATTTATGGTCGTAAAGCTAAAAGTTTGGGAAATGGAAGGCGACAATGGCAAGATGGCGGGAAACTGGATTTGCGCTGTCTCGCCAAAAACTAAGGGTGTCGACGAAAATGTGAAAGCTGAACCTAAAAAGGACGACTTTAACGGTGACTCCATACCGTTTTGATGTGTAAATATTGGGCGGCTACGGTCGCCCTTTTTTATTTTAAATGGAGGTGATATGAGAACGTGCGATAAAAAAGGAATACCAATAGAAGTTGGTGATGTACTTAAATTTTACCATTTTACAGCTGCGTTGAGGCGTAAACGTCATTACATGTATAAACTTGTCATAGGAACTGAATTTCTTGGTGGGTTTAACGGAAGTGAAAAAACGGAATATTTCTGTGTTAGTCACTTAGAGTTGCCTATTGAAAAAGGATTCAATGATCGTGACTGGGAAAC